CGAATAAATCCTGTTCAGAATGATGAACGGTGAAGCCATAACCAAAATATGCAAAGAAGAAGATCAGCCGCATTATTCAGTTTTCATGAAGTGGGTTCAGAGCGATCAAGATCTGTTCGATTCATACGCGCGAGCGCGAGCTATACAATCGGACTATTTCTTTGACGAGATGGTCGAGATTGCAGACAACGAACAAGACCTCAAACGTGCACAAGTGCGCATTGATGCGCGACAGTGGCATGTTGGGAAGATCTCGCCAAAGAAATATGGTAACAGGTTGATGACGCAATTGGATGCGACAATCAATCATTCTGTTAAGCCTGATCTTTCCGGATTGTCTGCAGAGGCGCGTGAAGAACTCCGCACATTGCTGATCGACCAGATGCGGCAAGCCAAACAGACAATTGAATCATATGCTGTTGAGGTCGAAGAATGAACGTGCGGCAAGATATTGACTCTTTGCTGCGCAATTATTCCAGCGAGGCTTTGTTGGACGAAGCCAATCGTGTGATGTACGAAGAAGATTTTTACGAATTCTTCAGAGCTGGCTGGCGATATTTCGATCCATCTCCATTTGCGCACGGCATGGCTCTTGAGGCTGTGGCCTATCATCTCGAAGCTGTCATCCACGGCGACATCAAGCGTCTTATTATCAACATACCGCCACGCATGTCTAAGAGCTCGCTGACGTCTGTCTCTTTGCCAGCGTGGGTTTGGGCGCGTCGTTGGGAAAGTTCCACCAGTGGCCCTGGCGTCCAGTTCCTGCATGCATCTTACAGCCAGAGCCTTTCGCTGCGCGACTCAGTCAAGTGTCGCCGATTAATCGAATCGCCATGGTATCAAAAATATTGGGGCGATAGGTTCCGTTTGACATCAGACCAAAACACCAAGACGCGATTCGACAATGATCGTGCTGGCTCTCGCCTCTGCACCTCTGTCGGATCGACGCTCACTGGTGAAGGTGGTAACATCATCATCGTGGACGATCCGAATGCAGCGCAGGAGGCATTCAGCGAGGCGACCATCCACACGACCATTGAGTGGTGGGACACTGCACTGAGCACTCGTCTCAACAACGCTCGCGATGGCGCATTCATCATCATCCAACAGCGTTTGGCCGAGGACGATTTGACTGGCCACATCTTGAGCAAAGACGTTGGCAACTGGACGCATCTGATGCTGCCAATGCGCTATGAGATGGAGCGCCACACGCACACCGTCATTGGATGGCACGATCCGCGTGGCGTGAACGAGGCTGGCGAGCCTATGGTGACGATTTTGCCAGATGGCCTAAGAGTTCCGTCATCGCCTGAAGCTGCCATCGCTCTTCGAAAGCGCGAAGGCCAGCTGCTTTGGCCAGAACGTTTTGGCGAGGATGAGGTCGCCGAACTTGAGAGCACCCTCGGGCCATTCGCTTCTGCTGGCCAGCTCCAGCAGCGTCCTGAAGTCAAGGGTGGTGGCATCATCAAGCGTGATTGGTGGCAGCCTTGGGAACATGCAGAGTTCCCAATGTGCGATTTTATAGTCGCAGCCCTGGACACTTCATACACTGAGAAGCAGGAGAATGATCCATCGGCCATGACCGTTTGGGGTGTGTTCTCTGGAGATCGTACGAACTACGCGAATAACTTTGCGACCAATAATCGTGGGATGATCGATGTTGCCGATCATGCACATCGATTTGACGAGGCGGCGCAGATCAAATTTAAGCTGCCCAACCTCGTCAGCTCTGCGCCCAAGGTGATTCTGCTTTATGCTTGGGAAGAATGGCTAGAGTTCCCTGATCTCGTTCAGAAGGTCGCAAAGACTGCGAGAGATTGCAAGCTTGATCGTCTTCTGATCGAAAACAAGGCGGCAGGCCACAGCGTAGCGCAAGAGTTGCGCAGAGTGTTTAGCTCGTCTGACTTCGCTGTGCAAATGTACGATCCAAAGGGCATCGACAAACGCTCTCGCGTCTATGCCATCCAGCACATGTTCTCTGAAGGTCTGATCTATGCGCCCAACAAGCAATGGGCTGAGAAGGTGATCGTCCAAACTGGTTTGTTCCCGAAAGCCAAGCATGACGATTTGACCGACACGGTCAGCATGGCTCTCAGCCATCTGCGCTCGACTGGCATGCTCCAGCGCACAGAGGAAGTCACCCATTCGATTACTGAGTCGATGCGCCATCAAGGCAAACCGCCTGAACCTCTTTATCCGGTGTGATCATGCAACGTGTCCTATGCAATGCAACTGTCGACATTCGAGATGATGGCAAATATTCTGTTGACGTCGTCGGAAAAAAGCCGCACGATCAAACACGGAATTACGTCGTCGCTGCGCCGAGCGAGAAAGATGCTGCGATGTCTTGCATAGACAAGTTCGTAGCAGAGATGGAGCAGCTCGACGCTGAAGGAATTGAACAATGCCAATGACTCCTGGCCTTGTGCCCAATCTTCGTCTTGATGACCAAGATCAAGCTTCGATCAATCAGCCAGACATTATGGTCGAGCTGCTGGGCGATGCGCCGGATCGTCCCAAGATTGATGAAAAGGGCAATGTTCTTGAAATCGAGCATGGCGATGGATCGATCTCGATCAGCCTCGATGGCCGACCGCTCAACAAGGCTGCTCCACGTGAGGACAAGGCGGATTGGTTCCGCAACCTCGCAGACGACATTGATAGCTCCCATCTTCAGTTCATCGCAGACGAGTTGATCAAAGGCATCGATCAGGATCTAACATCACGTCAAGATTGGGTCGATGAGCGGTCAAATGGTCTGCGCCTGCTCGGTTTGAAGATCGAGATTCCCGGAGTGAGTGGCTCGGCCGAAGGTGCTCCGGTCGAAGGAATGAGTCGGGTTCGCCATCCGCTGCTGCTTGAGGCTGTTCTCCGATTCCAAGCCAATGCGCGTTCTGAGCTGCTTCCTACAGATGGTCCTGTCAAGATCCGCAACGATGACAACAATGCCGAACTCGCTGAGGATCAGTTGGCCAATGCCCTTGAACGGGACATGAACCATTATCTCACCAGCACTGCCAAAGAGTATTATCCTGACACCGATCGCATGTTGCTGATGCTTGGTTTCGGAGGCACTGCATTCAAAAAGGTTTACTTCTGCCCTTTGCGCAATCGTCCAGTCAGCGAGAGCATTGATGCAGACGATTTGATCGTCAACAATGCGGCAACTGATCTGAGCAATGCCAAACGCATCACCCATCGCGTCCAGATGCGCCCGAGCGTCGTCAAGCGATTGCAGATCCTGGGTGTGTACAGAGACATTGATCTTTCGACGCCATCTCCGGCTAAACTTGACTCTGTGCAGCGAGAGAAGAAAAACCAGCAGGGCATTGCTGATGGTGATATGAACCCTGATGATCGTGATCGCGAGATCTACGAGTGCTATTGCGAGCTTGACATCCCAGGTTTCGAGCACAAGTTGAAGGGCAAAGAGACTGGCCTCGAAATTCCATATCGTGTTACGATTGATGTGAGCTCAAAAGAGGTTCTGTCCATCGTCCGCAACTATGATGAAGACACAAAAGATCTGCCAGAAGCCAAATCGACATTCGTAAAATATACGTTTGTTCCTGGCTTTGGGTTTTATGACATTGGCCTGTTAAACATTCTCGGCAATACGACCAATGCGATCACTGCCGCTTGGCGCGAATTGCTGGACGCTGGCATGTATGCCAATTTCCCTGGCTTCCTGTTTTCTGATCAGGGTCTGCGTCAGAACACGAACATCTTCCGTGTTCCGCCTGGCGGCGGCGCACCGATCAAGACTGGCGGAATGAACATCCGCGATGCCATCATGCCGTTGCCCTACAAAGAGCCTTCTGGCGCTCTGATGTCGCTCGTGGACAATATGGCGCAGACGGGAATGCGCATTGGTGGCACAAGCGAACAGCAGGTTGGCGAGGGCAAGGCGGATGCGCCTGTCGGCACCACCCTAGCGATGATTGAACAGGCTACAAAAGTTCTCAACTCTGTCCATAAACGCATGCATGCCGCTCAGGCAGAAGAATTCCGATTGCTAATGGAGTGTTTTAAAGATCATCCAGAAAGTTTTTGGCAGCGCAACAAGAAACCTGCCAAGCAGTGGGATGAGGCAACATTCCTTCAAGCACTCGAGGATTGTGATCTTGTGCCACAAGCTGATCCGAACACCGCCAGCCATTCGCAGCGTGTGATGAAGATTATGGCATTGAAGCAATTGCAGCAGCAGAACCCGACGATGTATGATCCTATTGCGATCGACACTGCCGCGCTGCAGGCTATTGGTTGGTCCAATCCGCAACAGTTCCTTGCACCGCCTGAAGCTCAAGGCAAAATGCCTCCCGAAATGCAGCAGAAGATCGCAGAGCTGCAGATCAAGAAGCAGGATGTCGATTCAAAGAGCAAGCTCGCCGATGCAAAGGCAGCCGAGATCTCATCAAAGATCCAGCAAGGTGGACAAGCCGGAGGCCAAGCTGGTGGCGTAGCACCGTTTGATCCTATGAAGATGGCCGAACTGCAATTGAAGCAGCAAGAGATGAAGCAGAAAGCTTCCGAAAGCCAGCTCGAAGCGCAGAACCGCAAGCGCGATCGAGAAAGCCATGAGCGTCTCGCAACGATCAAATTCGCTGAAGACATGGCGAAGAATCCGCAAGGCATACCGATTGCAGAGCATTTCGTTAATCCTAAGATGATGGAGCAACTGCGCTCAAATGAATCGCCTATTGGCGTGACACCTCCCGGCCAACCTCTGAAGCCTATTGAGTGACGTCATGAAGCGCAATGCCATCAGCCTAGCGCAAGAAGTTCTCCGCAGCCGTCGCAAACGGGCGGATGGTGGCGCAGATGATTGGCAGTCGACTGGCAAGCTCATTAGCGACGACAATTCGATTAACTGGGGTGATCCTGAAGTAGCATCAGACTTTGTCCGCGCTAGTCAAGAGGATCTTCGTCGCAGAAAAGATGCGATTGCA